GGCACATTAGTGGACAAAGGAGGAAACAAGCCTCTAGCGTGTACCTCGGTGTTTGACCCTGCACCATACTGAAATCCGATGGTGACCAAACCTTGTTGAAAAGGTGTAGCAGCCAACGTCAATGTAAACTTAATGGTACACCTATATGCATACACTCCAGCCAAACGGCGCAAAGCGTCCGCAGGCCAAAACCGAGCAATAGGGTTCAAAGCAGGGCCAGAGCTAATATCAATACCAGCTATAACACTTCTCGTAGTGGCAGCATTGTATTTAGCCCACAACCTAGGACGCTCAAAATACTTCTTAATATCTTGGTAATCCTCATCAGGAAGGGGAATGAGCTCTTTAGAAACTCCATGGTTAATCGTGGTGACTTCTGTAGCCTCATTACTAAATTCAGCTAAACCCAAATTATGGGTAGCATCTAAAGACAAAGAGGATATATCCTCATGTATAACATCATCTCTTGCTGTAGCGGGAAATTTTCTCAGTGAGGGTTATTCCCATAACCTCACAGTACATGCCTTCTCACTTGAGTAGTTGGGTGAAAGCTGTCCTGACACAGCAACAAAGGGGGCATGTAAAGTATTTACAAAGTTGCTGCCGTATATAGGCTTAATACCAGAAGTCTGTCTTGCTGGCCATAAATTGGCGATAACTGTCACGGTTAACGCCAAATTTAGGTGCCATGCCAAAACGATTCATTTGCTCTTTAATAATATGAGCATAACGATCCCAAACTTCGGTATCATGGAGACTGAGCTCACCAAGCGCAAACTCCAGGTTGTTACATATATCTTGAGCAACGTCTTTGCGTGCCCGAGTGACATAAGCTGAGTACAGAAAACTCTGTAACTCTAGGGGAGCCAACCAACCCCCTCTTGCCAGGGTGTTCCCTGAATCTTCTTTGAAACTCCTCTTCAGATAAATAAGAGATTCAAAGGGTTTATGGACAATGAGGGTGCCATCCTTAGACCCTGATGTGTATGTCAAATCCAAATGCTCACGCATCGCTTTCTCAACACTAACTTGGTTGAAAAGCTGAATGCGATCTTCTTTAACGGCAACAATATTGTCGTCGCCATTAGTACCAGCGAAGCAATGTTCCCAAAAATCAACACAAGAACCAGTTGTTCTTGCGTAGCAAAGGACCAATGCTATCATAGCATAAATGGAATTGACTGGAGTAGTCATAGGGTGGCCTGATGGTACACACTTGGTCCACTGAACAATGTACTTCAAAGGGCCATGATGATTCGTGATATGCCTGGAATGGACCAAGTCCATGAACAACACCTCGCGAATGCGAGCGTTCTCCGGACCGTCATCATACCAAGTATTGATGAACTTCAAAATAGCCCATAAAATATATGGTTGCTCTGAAGCATCAAACCTCGAAAAATCACCATCGAAGAAATACTCACCACCGTTGCGTAACTCACTGGCTAAAACCCACCACTCTTGGTAAGGATTTATGCCAGGTGTAAAACCTGAGAGCGTGTTGCAGCGGAACATAGCAGCCATGAAAGCACCGAAGTACATTCTGCATGCTATGCTATAATCAAGAGGTGTCCCTGATATGATCCTCGTGGCACAAGCATCTACCTTAGCGGCTGGTCGTGTTTCGTCTTTCAAAAAGTCAATACAAATATGACTTAACCTACGACCACACTTAGCCGCTTCAATAATGTCAAAAACTCTATCCTTGAGTTTCTGACAATCCTCTCCACTCAAATCGTACTCTTCGCCTGAGCCAAAATAAGCTCTCTTGCCCGGTTTACCATCCAACACAAATGGGAAACCGGCTGAGGTTGCTCTATTTATAGCCTTAAGCTTCATCAAAGCAGGGCTCAACACGGCTTCTTCGAACGTAAAAATCTCTCGAGTGTCATAAACACTCTCTCTCTGGAACCTTTGTGTCGCAATAGATACAATTAGGTCCAGATCTGGGATATCTCGATATAGGAGTGGAGACTGATAATTCCGCAAGCCCTCAACCATGGGGTACTTTATAGTACCACCAACACTAACAGGGCTCAGATGAGCAATTTTCAAACCAGATGGTCCAAAAGGCTCATCCTTAGCCAATGGTGTATGAGTGAAGCGTGTCTTGGGAGCAATAGATACTGGTGTATCAACCTCGCCAATAAGCTCAAATGAACCGCCAATCAAACCAACCATCTTTAGGCCAGCTTGGACTTCAAGGTCTACCATAGATAACTTAATACCTTTGGCTGCCAAGTCGGTTTCAAAATCATCAGTGATGGATTTGAAATGATTCCTAGCATCATCTATCATCTCACCACTAATTGGAATAGCCACTGCCATGGGCTGGCAAAAGCTGGCGTTACCACCAACGTGTATGCCCAATATACTCCTCCCCTGAGGGCAAGTTGATCTCCGGGCAAGCATGTGAGGAGCCCCACAATCACCTAACTGAGTTAAGTGGCTCGAAGACCACATGAACTCCGGTGTGATAGGACCTATTGGCATATTCATCACTTTCTTCACCACAGGGGCAGAAGAAGTGTGCCTTGCCATCCTAATAACACCGTTAGCTTTAGCTAATCGTGTCATATCCACCCTACATGGCAGGGCAGACATAGCAATTGCCTTGTAATCAG